GACCACGGGGCGAACGTGCCGACGTCAGTGGCGATGCGGTCGATCTGAAAGATGATGTCGCTGCCAGGCGAGAACGTCATGCGGCGGACGGTGTTTTCCTGGATGATCAGGCCGAACTCGCCACCGACCACACGCTGAACAGCGCCACCGTCAGGCAGATCCTGATAATCCGAATAGTTCGTGCCCGACGTCCATGTCGTGATCGCGTTGAGGCCAGACCACTGCACCCGGCGCTGCTGTCCGTTGATGTTGGAAGCCACAAGGAATCGGTTGACGATGGCGAGGAACGCCGCCTGCGGTGGAGATCCCGCGAGGTTGGAGAATGCAGAGTCCGACTCGACGTCAAAGACCTGCATGACGACATTCTGGTGCGTCGCGATCACCTTCTGATTGAACTGGACGAATGACCAGTTGGCAGTCGGCGGCATCTCCGAATAGGTGCTCGCTCCTAGCGATACGTCATCCCATTCGAGCGTTGTGTTGTTCAGCAGGTAGAGCTTGTCTTCCGTGCCTGCGAAGATGGCGAGAGTCTGATCATTGCGGCGAGCCATGAACAGGCCGCGCGGATTAGCTGGCAGCGCACCTGTGTAGCCCACGGAATCCTTGACCGGCCCGTATCCGTCCGAGCGCGGGATGACGTTCAGCAGCGTGGCCGTGGACTGGCCGTTGAAGTCGCTGACGTCAGGCCGGTATTCGGGGAACGGGAGGACTGGCATCAGAACTCCATCGCTCTGACTTTGGCCTTTGCCGCCTGCGTGAGCATGGCGGTGCGTCCCTTCAATTGGTCGTAGGCTTCCTCTAGCGCCTGCGTCATCGTCTGTGCGAGTTCGATGTCCTTCAGGACATGAAGCGCGAGTTCAGCCTTAGCGCGCGAGCGAATGAGCCGCTCGGCGTGCGTCATCCACGGGTTCGACGCTTCGCCATCGCTCGCCGGAGCCGCGACCTTGTACGAAGCACCAATGCGAACGGTGTAGACGGCATCTGGCGTGGGATAGAGCCGGATCTGATCGCCGTACCACGTATAGGCCCATGGCTGCCCGGTGCCGTCTGTGCCCGTGCTGTCGATCTCCATGTCCTCGGGGCGCTCATACTCGAGCTGATGAGCCTGAGTGCCGACGTACACGACGACGTAATCGATCTTCTGGATTTTGCCGATGTCGGCATCGTCGGTCGAGCTGTAGAATTCCTGATCGGCGACGGTAACGAACGTCAGCGCGCGAGATTCGTTGAAGTGGAACCTCTCATCCTCGTAGGCGGCAATAGCATCAGTGATGGCGTAAGCAATCTGTGACGTCAGATCGCTTCGCGCCAGTTCGTCGGCGATTCTCGCCTTCATGATGGTCTGTGTGGTCACAGGATCTCCAGCGTGATCTCGAAGACCTCAGAAGACGTCGGCGTGTACGTGCCGATGGCCTGCACAAGCCCGTAAATCCTGGAATTCAGGGCCGGCAGCTTGAACACGGCACCGTTCGTGATCGTGAAGGCTTTCCAGAGGTACGCCGTGCCCGACATCGCGCCGGTCGTCATGTCCGCCGCGATGGAGTCGATGTAGTATTGCGCTGTGCTCACGGCGAATGCCCCGTTGTCGCCGTTGGTGACGACAGGGCTTGCCGAGAACAAGTGAATACGAAAGCTGGCTTGCGTGGCGACGTTGGACGACTTCGCCACGCGGATACGAGAGATGTGGCCAGCAGTGCCAACACCGTTGGTTGCCCATGACAGAGGCGTCACGGAGCCAGCGGTTGCACTGTTGGCAATCAGATCGTTGGCATCGTAAACGGTTGTCCCGCTCACTTTGGTCATGGAGGCGGTAGGCGTGTACATTTCGCCTCCTTAGAGAGCCTTAACGACCATGAAGTGGATCTTGATCGTGCCGTTCAGGGCCTCAGCGGAAGCGTGCAGGTTCGATACCCTGAACACGACCGTCGATGCCGTGACTGTGTGGCTGGTGAGTGTCGGCGTGCCCTGCGTGTTGGTGCCGTTTGAGACGATGGCAAGCACCAGATCACCGGCCGCAACCTCGCTATTGGTGAGGGTGACGGTGGCAACTGCGTTCTGAGCAGTTGTCAACGCTTCCGACGTGATGATGCCGAAGCGCTTGTTGATGGTGACAGCGGCAGACGATGCGGTGCCCGTGCCGACTTCGGACGAGACGCCCTCCATCTGCATAAACATATTGCGGTTTTCGGTATTGATACCTGCGGCGCCCGTGGGCATGTGCTTCTCCTATGAGAGAGGTTTGGGGGAGACCGAAGCCTCCCCCGTCATGCCCTTAGTAGGCGGTGCGCGGCTGCGGGAAGATGTACATGGCGTACACAACCGCCGAACCGGCAGTGATCGTCGAGCCCGACGTGATGGAGGCAACGATCGACACATCGGCGGTTGCCGAATAATCGTTGTTCGCCACATGCGGGTCTGTCGAGACGTCGCGGATATGACCGGCCGTGGTCATGACCAGCGCCGAGCCGAAAGCGTCGGGATCGTCTGCGGTGCCGAGATCCATCACCACCGAGCCGGCAGTGAAGGCCGTGGTGACGACGGCGCCGACCTGGATGACAACTGCGGTCGGCGGGATCTTGCCAATCGTGACCACAAGGTCATCATCGGCGAAGGTCAGCGTCTTCGAGACGTAGTGAACCATAGCCTGATGGTATTCCTGGCCCTGTGCGCCAGCGGTGTTCGTAGCCATGTGTTTGTGCTCCTATGCGCTGGCTGATCAGGTCGAGGCGGTGGCGTAGGACGAAATGACAACCGAGCCGAAGTCGACCGAGTTGAAGATCGTGCGCTTGAGTCCGCCGATAGCCCAGCAACTCACTTCCAATTTGCGCTTGTGATCCATTAATTCCTCATTCCACCTGTACTTATTGACGCCGGTCTGCTTCTGCCCGTAAGCGCAGACGGCAGCCTGGGCGCCAAGGAGGACAGCGCGCCGAACCGTGGTTACAGCGGTGCCAGCGGCGGCAACGCCCTGCGTGACGTCCTGAGACTGACGGAGGATGACGCCGTTGTACTCGCCGAGCGCGCCGGAATAGATCGGGCTCTTGGTCGCTTCCATGCCGGCCATCGCGGCCTTCTGGATGTCGAGCCACTGGCCAGTCGAGGCGTTCGTGCGCATCGACGTGACCTGATACGGATGGAGATAGCAGACATACTTTTTGCCGCCGCCGATGCGGACAGGCTTGACCATGTTGTTGCCGACCTTGGCGACTTCCACGGCCTGGTCGATCAAGTTCAGCGTGAACGTGTCGGCGCTTGTGATGTTGTCGTCGGCCGAGCCCGTGCCTGCAACGATGCGGCGCGAAGAAGCAATCGCGGTCACAGCGTTGAGGCCGGTATATTTGGTGTTCGTCTGGGGGGTGTAGCCGCAGACCTGGTTGAAGAACCATGCGGATTTGCGATCAGCCCACCACTCCGCAAGAGCGTCTTTGGCTTCCTCGCGAAGGTTGATGTTGACGCGCTGAGCGTCGATCGTGTTTTCCGACTTCACGCCGACGATGTGGCCGAGTTCGTTGATGGTGATGCTGTCGCTGTAGATGCTGAGCGCTTCGCCGTTGCCCTCAGCGACTTCGTTTTCCGTGCGGCCGTCGCCAGCAAGGCGGGTGCGCAGACCGAAGGTCACCTTGTCGCCAGCGCCTTTTGACATCTCCGTCTTGACGTGGATGATGGAGTTGGGATCGGTGCCCATAAGCGGGGCGATGTCGAGCATTTCGCGCTCGGCAACCGCAAGAGCCTTAGCGTGGAGTTTTACCGCGAGAGCGTCATTGACGCCGAATGAAGTCATAGCCATGAGTGGCCGCCCTTCCTGATGAGGATGTTTTCAGGTGCTGCGCGGTATCGCTGCGCGGGCGGAGAGGGCGTTTAACGTCTGCCAGCAGGACGTAGGCTTTTGACGGAGCCAAACCGAAGATCAGTGCGACTGATCGCGACGACAAAACGCGCCGTGACAAACCATCTTGTGGTTCGCCGCGTCGCTCTCTCGCACTGGACCTTGGGGGATCTTTACTCGGTGAGGAAGTTGACGGGGACCAGCCGTCTCCTCGGAACTTTAGCCGCCCATCAATTCCCGCATCTTGGCTTTACCCAACTTCGCGGAGACGGCTGCAAACTGTTCCTCATCCATATCTGCAAGTGCGGCTAATGTCAATCCCTCACCTGATGTTCCACCAGCATTTGTGAGAGATGCGCCCGCTGTTTTCTGCGCTTGCGCAAGTTCGCCGATGCGCTTCATCGGATCGTTTGCCGCGTCCTTTGCTGGCGCAGCGGTCGGTCTGAATCCGCGAGCAATCGCGATCTTGTGCAGCATTTGCGCAGGCGACATGCGCGACTGAAACGCATTCTGCACAATCGACCGTTCCTCTTGAGCTATGAGGCGATTGCGTTGCATGACGTCGTGCACGCCTGCAGCCTCTAGCTCCTGATGACGCGATGACATCAGGTAGCCGTAGGCGTCTTTGAAGTCTGGCGACTCGGTCAGATACGACTGTGCGTCACGCAAATATGCGTCCTGCATCGCCTTGGAGTTTTCGCGCGCCTCTGACTGCTGCTTCGTCTCTGTGAGCTGTGATTCGAGCGCCTGGATTTTCTTGAAGGCATGATTGAGTGCGCCGATTGGATCGGTGTCCGGGTCAGGCACAGCGGCAGGCGCAGTGGCAGGCCTGTCGGCTTGGCCGAGAATGTCATTCAGGACGTTCAGGCGCTCGTCGGCGCGGGCCATCTTCTCGCGCGTGGTCAATAGCTCAGTCTCGACACCGCGCCGACGCTCGCGCTCTTTGTGGAGCGCCGCCTGCGGTACGAACTGCCCCTTCACATTGCGAGGCTGGCCGTTGCCGTCGATGGTGATCAGTGCGTCATCTGACTCGATGTCCGATTCGCCCTGCGGCTGCGCGTCAGGCGCCCGCTGCTCTGGCGCTGGCGTTCCACCGTTCTCCGCCTCCAGCCCCGCGGTATCCGTGCCCCCGCTCTTGAAATACGCAGCCTCAGCCGGAGTGAATGACTCGCTGCTGTCGCCTGTAGACATTTCAGTGCTCATTGTGCCCCCTTCTTCAACTCTTGCAGCTTGGCCGCTATTGCCTCTGCGGCCACGTCAAACATCACGTCTACGCAAGTCATCAGGTATGTCTGAATATTGCTGTTCTCTGGTATCTCCCGCCGCTTGTCGTGCATCAGCGCCTTCAACTCGGCCTTGGTCATTGTCCAACTCCATTAGGTATTCCCGGCATCGTCGGCGCTTGCGGCACCTGGTTCTGATCGGACTGGCTAGGCTCGACGATGAATGGATCGGTGATGCCGACGCTCGGCGTGCCTTCCAATAGGTCGGCTTGGTGACGTGCGAGGTTCGCCTGAGCGCCAGCAACCGCAGCGTTGGCGAGGTCGAGCACGCCCTTGGCTCGTGCAGCCGCGGCGCCCGCGCTATTCTTGTCGGCCGTGGTCTTGGCAACCTCGATCTTGGACATGGCGTCCGCAATCATGAGCTGCTTCTGCTTCTCTGCCTCGGCGTTGGGCTCGCTTGCCTTCTGCGCCAGCTCCTTCAGGCTCTCGACGACCTTGGACGGCAGCGGCGAGAATTCCAGCAAGGTCAGCGCGACTTCAGGCGTCATGAAGTCCTTGAGCATCGGCATGAGCTGAATGATGAATTGCCACGTCTCTTGCTTCTGGTTCGGAGACGTCGGCGAGTCGTCAATGATGACCTCGAACTTGCCGAGCGTGTGGTCCTTCAAGAGCGGGACGGCCTTCATACCGTCTTGCCCAGCCACGCGGATCATGCGGCCATCGGCTAGATAGGTCTGGATGAACACCAAACGCACGCGGCCTACGTTCTTCCTGAACCGGCGCAGGCTGTCGAACATCGTCGCAAGGATGGTCATCGCCGCTTGCTTGCGCTGAGCCTCCAGTACGCCCGGCTGGTTGGCGTCTCTCATGCCCAACAGCTCGAGATTGATGCCGGTGACGTCGCGGATGGACGACACGGCGAACTCAAGCAGGTTGACATAGGCGGTCGGGATGCCGACGCCCGGCTTCTGCATGATCCTGCCGTCTTTGATCGCTCCAGGCGCCGTGAACGTGATTGCATCGGGCTGCGCATACGTGTCCTGAGCTTCGCGCTGATCCTCAAATGCGTTCTTCTCGGCGAGGATGCCGCCCTTGGCTGTCGTGTTCAGGATGTGCAGCGTCTGGCTCAGCCACTTGTTCGCCCACATCTGCGGATCACGCATGAGGCGGATCAGGCCAAACCATGTGCCCTTGTTGCGGTCGCGCTCGCCAGTGATGCACGAGTACGTGAACGAGTCGCGGGCCGGGCAATCCATCACCTCGCCGATGATGATCTTGCCGAGAAAGGCGTGCTTGTAGACCTTCCTGGTTTGCCGGACGTGCGTGTATTGGATACCATTGGATCGCGCGAGCTGCTCGAACTCGTCGAAGCGGGCTTGGTCTAGCTCAGCCTCCTGCGGCTGGTCGCCAGGGATGGCATAGCCGACACGGAACACCGACTTGCGCTCGATCCACTGAGCATGAACGATATAGACGTCGTTGTCCGCCGATCCCGTGGTGTTCTCGTCGCGGCGACGGCGTTCCTCCACCGACTTGCCTGGCTCAGTCTCGGCGCCGACAGCCCACGACGCATCGAGGTCATCGTCCATGATGTTCTGAGCGCCGATCGATGCCGCGAAATCACGCGCTTCGTCCAGGCTCATCTTGCGGACACGGAACACGCGCCTCGCATCGTTCAGATTCTTCGCCCGCGCCGATCGATCCCAATACATTTCGAGTGGATCGACCTTAGTCTCGACGTACATCCCGTTGGGATCTTCCTCATACGAGATGCGGGCTTCAGTCCAGCCCATGCCGACAATGATAGCGTCTTGGAATGCCTCGCTCTGCTCATCCTCGGCGTCGCAGCCATCGGCCATCCACTGGCTTGCGGACGTCAGCAGCTCGTTCGCCTTGATCGATCCGGGCTCGTTGCCTCTCGGGAGATAGACGGTATCGTGGCGGCCATTGATCTCGATGCCGGCCACAGCCTTGATGATGCTCAGAGCCCGATTGAACGTAATGACCGGCCGCTTCTGCTCGCTCAGCGCCGCGGCATCCTCGTTGCTCCACTGGTCGCCAGCAGCAAAGCCGAAGTCTGCCTTGGCTTGGCGCCTCCACTCGGCGCTGTGCTCCATGTCAGCGATGAACCACTTCTTCAAATTCAGATACAGAGCATCCGTATCGAGCTTGGACGGCTCGCCTGTCGGCTCTACGTCGTCGGCGAGTTGTCCGTCCATTGTCAGTGACCTTTCTTGCGCGTGCGATTGGACTCCACTCGACTCGACTCGACCTCACTCGACTCTGGTGCACTCTGCGCGAGCATTGCTTCAATCTCCGCAACTAGCCACGCGCGAGACTGCATGTGCAGCCAGTCGTCTAGGAACAGCTCGGCTTTCGCCTTCTTCTCCCATCGGCGGATTGCAGCCTCGATGTCTGACCGCTTCACGCTGACCATGCCGAACCTCCCCCATAGCTGCGCTTCTTGTATTCACTCGGAGCCGTGCGGGCTTCCCTGAGCATCATCACGCCGTAGCGAGTGGCGGACATGAGGTCGTCCCTCAGCTTCACGATCTTGCCGTCCTTGCGGTGGTAGAGCCGGAATTCCTCGAACCAGTCATTGAGCCCGGCAAACACCTTCAGCCGACCCGTCTCCATGCGCTCGAGCATCTCCATAAGCCCAGCCTCGACGCCGTTGCCGCCCTCGGCGTGCTCGGCCTTCTCGTCCAGCATGTTCAAGCCGTGCGTCTTGTATTGCTCCTTAAGCTGGTCGCCGCTGCCCTTGTCGTGCTGCAGTCCGTCGTGAGGCCAAGCAACAGGTATCCACTTGCCCCAAGCGGAGATCGCAACCGAATGAATGGCAGGCACAGCCTCTTTTCGCCGGTAGCAGGCGCGGACGTACACGCAATCGGTGTCTCGATCCCATGCGAGAGCAGCCGCAGCGGTCGGATGATCCCAGCCGAAGTCCATTCCAACGATCTGAGGCCAATGCTTGGGGATCTGGATAGGCTGACAGGTGATCAGGGATTCCTCGACCGGGAAGATGCGGCCAGAGCCTAGCGACGGAATGCCCTTAATGCGGGCTTCGCGCTCGTGCGGTGGATAGCTGGCGATGATCCGCGCGCGCTCTTCCTCGGAGAAATGCTCCGCGTCGTCGATCGTGGCGACGATAACGGCCCTATCCGGGTGATCGACCGTGCTAAGCGCGTTGGCGGCCATTGACGATCCTGCTGATTTGGGTGATCGACACGGCGTATTTGTCGGCTAAGTGCTGCATGGTGACAGCGCCTCCGACGTATCTCTGCCCGCCATCCGCATACTCTTGGCGAAGACGAATGACTTGATCGTCAGTCAGCTTGGCTGAATAGGCCCTGTCGCCGTCCACGTAAGTGCCGTGGATCTTGCGATCAGCCTGGTTCTCTGCGGGCGTGGCCCACCTGAGATTGCTGACGTGATTGTTGGTGCGAACGCCGTCGTTATGGGCGACCTCGTGCTGTTCTGATGGCGGCTGTCCAAGCCACGTCAGCGCGACCAGCCTATGCGCGAGCATGGTGTACTCAACCCCATCACGACGCAGGCTGAACACCAAGTAACCGCGGCAATGCGGCTTAGGCTTCAGTTCGTAGCCAACGGGATAGCGCCTGCCACCACGGTTCAGCCGCCTCACGCGACCGTCGTTCGACACTTCGTAGCTTGGGAATGTGCCGGACTGTTTCCAGTTAGTCACCATGGAGGAACCTATGCACTACGTTGCTGAGGCCAAGTAACGGCGTAAACGTAAGATATACTATACCTTTAGTCTCGTTAGTTCTAGTCAATGCTTCAAAGTATAGATCCTCTGGCGGTTCTTCATCCATCCAGCAAACATCTAGTGCCGTGCCCTGCCATTTCTCGCGGCCTTTCTCATAACTCTTGAATTGCAGAGTAGAGTGACCGCCAGTTACATGCTTGATCGTTACGGTATCTAGCGCATCGGCAATACCGCGCGCGGTGGAATGGTCAGCAATGCAGGAGGCGGGTATCATTCCCGTGCCCCATTCTTCCTTGCGCTGCGGCGGACCCATCAGTTTGTCCTGCACAACGTCGCGCGTGCTCTCACCAGTCACGCCGGCAGCCCAAGCCTTGATCGGCTTGTCAGAGCGCCAGCCCTCCCACCATTCGGGATATTGACCAGTAAGGTGTATCGCCAATTCTGCGGCTCCACATTGGGTCTTGCCAAATCTGTTGGCCGCCATCAGCAGCCGCTCTCGCTTCGTCTTGCCGGCCGCATGGAACTCGAGCTGCTTGCGATACGGCGCGTAGTGCTTCAGCCGGTTAGTGTTTCGTCTTCTCGTCGCTTCCCGTTCGAGTTGCTTCAGCAGCAATGACGGACTGCAGGGTAGCGAGAGCGCGAGCGAGGTCGTCATCTGATAGTTCCTCGACCGTGGTTTTAGTGATGTTCAGTTCCTTGGGCAGAATGCCGGCGATCACCTTGAGATAGTCCGCGGGCTTGGTCTCTCGAACTTCCTGAATGGCGGTCACGCCATGCGCCTCGAAGTCCTCTTGGAGCGCGCTGATGAAGTCCTCGCCGAGTTTCTGCTTTGACCCCTTGGGCCGACCCTTTGGATTGCCAGATTGGCCTGGCTTGAAGTGGAATGGCCTCAACTGTTCGCCAACTCTAGATGCAGTTGCACCATTGTCAGCCTGTGTCCGGTCAGTGCTCGCTTCATCCGTAGACGTGACACCGACCCGAGCAGTGGCTGACACAGGGTCGAGCACGGGCAATGCTGATGAATTCTTGCCCTTTGATTTCTTTGAATCATCCATCGGTGTCAGCCAGTGTCAGACGTTGTTCAGTAATTTGGCGATTGCGGCCTCTAAAGCGTCCACCTCAGCGCGAAGAACACTGGCTTCCGAGCGCCACTGCGCAGCCTGTGCTTCGTACTTACCGGCGCGTTCTTCCTTGCGACCGGCGCTCTCCAGCGATCTGGTCATCTCGCGCCACAAGGCAGCGGTCGCCGAACCGTCTGGGTAGGGGCAAGCCGGATCGTCTGCGTATCCGATAGCGTTCATGTTTCCATCCGTTCAATTAGTCGCTGCAACTTGAGCCCTTCGCGGTAGTCTAAATACCCTGTATCAGTCGGTGTCTGGAGGGATGGTACAGGGTGGAGGGTGATCTTTCTGGTCCCTGTCACCTGACCACGACTTGCCAGGATCGCTAGGCGTTCTTCCTCTGTGATCTGAGCGCGTCTGAACCTGCGCTCTCGCTGCTGCTCCAGCTCCTTGTAGCGGATGCGCTCTGAGCGGTTCATGTTGGCGATGCGCTTCTTGGGCATCACACGATTTCCAGAATGCTGAGCGTGCAGCCTACGGTGGCTTCGAAGATCACGTTGCCCGTATAGCGGGGGCTGTCCGTGTCCGCCTTGACGTGTCGGGTTTGCGGGTTCAGTTCGATAGCCACGGTTTTTCCCGGCTCGATCTGAACGTGAATTAGCTTGGTGGACGGTGCCGCGGTGAGTGCTGGCGTGGTGCTGGCGGGCTCTGCGCCTGCGGTAATGACCTCGCGGGCAATGTAAGGCTGCTTCAGGACAGTAAAGCTGTCTGCCGTGTAATTGGCGACGCCTGAATGACTGTAGACCTGGACCCTTGCCATGAATTCCCCTGTGGATAAACGGGGCAGGACCCCAATCCTGCCCCTGTATTCGACGCGAGAGAGTGACGGATCGGGAAGCAAATACGGACCCGAGGCGGTGCGAATAGTTGCGTTAGACCACAGATGGTCAGTCCGTGACTTTACGCAGCCACGCAAACCACTGATGCAACTAACATAATTTACTTGATTTTACAAGATTAACGCCGCGGCCTGCCCCTCCAACCTCACCCCGCTAGGGAGGGCCTAAGCGATGCCAAAGGCATTTCTGCTTTCGCTTCGTCAGGCTGCTTCCGAAGAAGCGCGGGGCATGGGCTCCCAACTCTACCGCGACTGGGGAGCGTACGCTCTGTTCCTCATTTGCTCAGCTTCACCACGTTGTCGGGGC